ACAAGACCGCCTACTATATTGGGATTTAAAACTAAATTAACTTCACTTAAATCTCTTAATCTTATTCTTACACCGGGTGCACCCTGTCCAAATATGGCCATTTTATCACTCCTTAAAAACTAACGTAATACATTTTATTATTAGTTTATACAAGTAATAAATTTCCAATTTTTTTTAATAAAAATAAACTATTATATATATTGAGTAGTTTAATTATGGCTATCTATATAAACTATTAGTTGTAAAAGGTATATATCATGGATAAACGAAAATTTCATCACTTCTTAAATGCACTAAAGGACGAGCACGAAAATTACATTGAGCTTATCGAAGCTATCCAAGAGAAATTCGAAGATAATGTAAAGCCCATCACCGACGAAGAAGTAAAAGCTTTAAAGCAACATCCGCTTCAATTTGTTAAAAAAATACCAAATTCGGATAAACGTGAATGGACAAGTCAATTACATATATGGGCAGAACAAGGCGTTCCAGAAATCCTTGACTTGGATCCTATATATCTTGCTTTTAAAAATTCGGTTGGTGATACTGTATTAATGTCTCTTGTATCATCTGCTGCTGGGGCATATACAGAGAAAATTAAATATGATCTTATAAAAAAAGTTCTTGATACTGACTTATCTTACGTTGTCACCGAAAAAGGTGAAAATGGAGAAGATTCAGTAGAAGATAAAAATGTACTCGATATCAAGGATTTAAACGGGCAAACCCCAATTGATTTTTTAATAGATTTCGCTTTTGGTACTGGGAATTACAAGAATTATTTAGGAGATCCCAAACTTCAGATGATTTTAAAGAAATTCAGCGAAGTTAATGATACAGAAAATAGTGAAGAAGAAAATAACAAAATTGATGAATTAGATGCTAAAGCTCAAAGTCATTAACAATTTTACTTAATTCTGTTTTCATTTTTTCAGTTATATCTTTAAATTCTTTAGTAAATGTATCTTTAAGTACATCTACTTTTCCTCTGAGAACATCCATGTCCATGCCTTCGTCAATCAGCTTCTGTGCTGTTTCTTCGTCCACTTTAAAGTAATGTTGAATCACTTCAATGTCGGTCATTTTTCCTAAATCTGCCATTATTTCTTCGCTTTGCTTATTTTAACTTTATCTGGTTCATATGCCATTTCGTATAAATGGTTTATATGTTTTTCATCAAATATTTTATTATCAATTAACGATTTTGCTTCATTTTCTGAGCAATCGAATAGTTTACATATTTTATTGGCATAATCTTTATTAGATTTTGTCTTACTGGTTTTAGTTTTTTGCCACTTACCATACATGGATTTTCCGTCCAGTTGAGTAAATGCCATACATTGAAACTTTTTGGGTAATCTAGAAAATCCTATCGTATTAATGGCATCACATACAGGCATTGAACCGGGTACCATTGAAAATGCCACTAATGTACTCCAAAAATCAAATGATTCTTGTTCTTCCTGAGTAGGAGGAATACATTTAGTTCTTCCGCTTAAAAAATCGAACGGATTAAATCTACCCATGAAGCAACCTAATAACCTTAGATATCATCCCAAAAATATTGACCTCAGGTTCCATCCTATCAAATGCTGCCATAAATTGATGATCTGAGACTATTTTACCTAATGAAAGTAAATGTTTTTTAGAAAACTCATAATCATTATCCACTATATAATTCAATAAAGGAAGAAATATACCATTTAAATCTGAAATATATTCGGTGTAATATTTTCTAACAGGCAGAATATCATCATTTTCTTTGATAAGTTCCCATAATGCCTTGATATGGTCTAAGGTAATTGTTGATATATCGCCTTCTATAGAACCGTTATGGCTATCAAAATTATATTGCATTTGATTTAACATAGCTCGCATATCAGGAAAATTGATTTTAGCTATCTGAATCATTGTATCTTCATTTACTTTTCCACCAACTTTATCAGTTTCTATCTTGGCTATTTCATTTAGTCGTTTCCACATGGCTTTTTTGATAGATTTGTCATTATGGGCAAAAGAAACGGGTATGCATCTAGAGCGAACAGCCTCAGGAATCAAGTGGAGATGGTTACATGTGATAATAAACCTTAACGTGTCTGTAGTGGCCTCTATAAGGGGCTGTAGGGCCGCGTAGAAGGCGTTTATATTACTTCCGGGCACTCTGTCGCCCTCATCAATAACAACGAAGCGTGGCTTCTCGTTGACGCTCATTTGCATACCATAGGATGCAATCGCATCAATCAAATCTAGACGGGATTCTGAAGCAGAACGAACAAACATATAATCACACCCATGCTCTGCAGGAATTACCCTAGCAACGGTTGTTTTTCCAGTTCCGGGACTTCCAGAGTGAAATATCATGTTTTGGAAACTATTTCGCTCAAACTTGGAATTAATATTATTCTTAATTTCGTCAGGTAATATAACATCAGCTAATTTAGCAGGTCGATATTTCTCAGTCCATGCGCTATTCTTTAGCTCAGTTATCTCTTTACCTAGTTTATTCTGCTCCTCAGCTGCTTGAATAACCGCATCTGGATTAGTTAATAGATCCATAATTATCCTCTATTTAGGGTACCTAGTAAATATAAGAATTTTTATAAACTGTATTTAGATTATCATGAATAAATTTGTTAAATATCTCAAACAGTTAAAAACTGGGAATAACTCTAATTTATTAGAGACCATAGAAACTGCCTTTAAATTGATATTTGAAGCCCCAAGTTCCGATGATGCTAATAAACCACCTCAAACGGTTGGTACAACTGGCCCGCCTGCAAACGCTATATCTTTTAACCCTAATGATAAAGCTGACTATTTTAAACAAACTTTACCAAATAATAAGCTTAAACAAGTAATAAAAGCACAGTCTTTTGGTAATGGTGTTAAATATTACCCTATCGCTGGAAAAGGGGCTATTACATTAGACCCTCTCAAATCGGGGCAAGGTCGTAACGATAATGCTAATATTAGCTCTGGTGAATGGGCTGGAGATAGCGGTGGCTATAATCTAGGTGGCCCGTTAAAGTAGTTACGTTAGGCAGTTTTTCTATCTAATTCACTATTATCTTCCGCTACAATTGCATTACAAAGGTCAATAGAATTTCGGATTCTTTGGGATTTTTCCTTAAATGGTTTTTCTTCATAATTATATTCGATGGTTTTTATCTTCTCAATCAATATATCACCATTGTTTAAATCGTCTAGGTCAAAAAACCCAGCATCATTTCCCAGCATTAACCCTAGCCATAAGCGTTCTATTTTAACTTTTTCTGTTGGTACCTTAAACTCTTCTCCGTCAACATCAAATATTAAATAAGATACACTCAACACATTATCAAACGGTTTATCTGAATCCATTATATCAGTTAAAATTTTAATTTTTTTGATTACCTTTTGATCGTATACGTGCAGGCCATTAGTTGTACATACCGATACATCTTTTTCTTCTACAGTCTGATTTATTGGTATCTTAGTATTTTTCCAATCTTCTTTTATTTTCAATAATTTTTCTTTATCAAATGGTAAGTTATATGGCTTATAACCATCCACTATTACCGTAAAATTTTTAATTGTATCATTTGAAAAATCCATGGTTAATATATTGGTTATGATGTCAGTTATTATTTTAGAAAATTCTCCGTTTTTAACGGTGAATCTATAAAATTTTTCTCCATCAAATAATACCACGTTTCTTGTCTTGCATTTATTTTTACGTTCATCTGGTGTCATTGTATTTTACTCCTTTAGAAGATAATCTATTCCTATTTAAATATAAGTTATTCAAAGCAATTCCATCATAGAATCGCGTTCATCGTATTCAACTTCGCCCCATCCTACCGCATCGAAAAGTCTATTCATTACATTTGCAAATCCAGTTTCCCATTGAGCATTCCAGTCTACATTAAATCTGTCTACTATCCTCTGAGGGCATTCGTCTCCGATAAAGGCAAGTGAGTTAATTCCAAACTCATTATGTGCCAGCTTTAGGAACTTTGCTTTTGCTCCGCCATATATAGGTTCGTACATTTCATCTTTTAATATTTCATCATTTCTGATTAAAAAATTCCACGCCGCCCCCGCACGTACTCGCCAATCTATTTTTTTCCTATCTTCCTCGGTCATCTTTAACATATCATCATAATCAGGTGGATCTGTTTTAATACCAGATGGAATAGCCAAGTCATATATTTTACCTTCCTCTGCCATGGCAAAGAAATCAGTTTTTATCTTAATATATTCATCGCGTATATGCGACTTATCCATTGTATTAAGAAGTTCTTTAACGCAATTCAAAACAAACTTACGAGAAAATGGGGTAGTAGAACTTCTAACAATTTCTAATCCAGTGACTTTAAACCGTTTATCTGGGTCATAAATTTTAATATCCTCGTTACTTTCTACGTTACATATGTATTTTTTCTTAGCTGTGACAATAGCCTGAGTTATACATTTTTCCCTTTTAAGAGTTAATGTATTCTTCATAAAATTCCATTTATCAGCGAATTTCTGCATTATACCAGAAAGAACATCTTCCATTAATACAGCATCTAATACCCTACATAAATCAGTTAGGCAGTGTCTGTTATAGAAAACCCTATATTCGCCTTCTATATACATTCCATCTTTAAACGCTTTAGCTTTGTGTTCGTTATCAATTTTAGTCCACGATTCACAATATTCTATGCATTTATTATTAAAATCTTTTTTGGAAGCTTTCTCTTCTGTATCTAATTGATAAGACGTTTTATATATAATCTTATTCCCTTTAACTACGGTGACTTCAACTTCTTTATCTACTTTATCAATGAATGGTAAGTATATGTCTTGATATTTAACAAAGAAAGAATCAGTATCACCATGAGACAGTCTATTATAATGGATATCTACTTTGCCTGTATCTTCATTTACTTCTTCAAAACTTCCTTCGAGAGATTCGTCTATGTTAGGGGGTGCGCCGAATGCATCTATAAACCTTGGATCTACCTTAAATTCCCCTTCCAAATATCGACAAAGATGTTTAATCGTATAAGTAATTAGTTCAACGCCAAATGCTGTAATAGTACCTGAGTTATCTAGATCATAGAATTGGAAATAAGGATTGCCTAATAGACCATAAAGACCGTTACCAAAAATTTTATAGGTCTTTTGCTTCATTTCATATACAGATGCCTGTGCGTAATCCCCTTCGCGCTCAAACTGCTGTTGTGTTTTTTTATGTCCTTTACGACCAATGAATATCTTCTCAGTAACTCGTGGTATGATACCTACTTTGTCGCTTCGATAAAATACCTCATAATCTATTTCTTCACTACCATCTCCATTAGTTTTAAAGACTTTTAAAGGACTTCTCACAAGAGTTGAAGGGTCTACGTCAGTCACCCGGTTCATATTTGCATCAAAATATTCACCATTCTTCAAAATAACTTTAGTTTCAGGAGAAGTATTTGCTCCCATGATAAATGAAGGATACATAGAACCATAATCATATGATACTAAATAAGTGTAGTATCCGACCTTAGCATACACATAAGCCCCAGCGAAAGACTGCCTTGGTCTATCTCTTAATGGGGGCATCGCAATTCCTTCGCGATGTAAATAGTTCAGAATAAATCCTACTTCCATTTTCTTGGTTTCAAATATACTCTCAAAAGGAACTCTAGCCTCAGCACATGCATGTATAGTAGTATCAAACATCTTACATGCTTTTTCGATGTTTACCATCAGTTCTACATCTTTAAAGTTATACCATACCCAATCATCCCAATAATTAACCCATGATTTATATTTATCGGGTAAAGGTGCTTTATGTTCACCCGTTTCAAGTTTACCTATGGTATCCAGTTTAAAATCATCTTGTTCTTTAATGGTAAACTTTCTGTATAACAGAAGAAAGTCCACCATTGCAGTTCCGCCCAGAACTAAATTATTGTCGCGTTTACTTACATATGCAGTTTTATATTGTTGAGGGAGTCTGCTCATTAACTTAATGTCAACATTTAATTTTGCTGCTCTATTAACTAAATAAGGGAAATCATAGTAATGCCCGTTCCATGCAGATAAGAAATCAGCCCCACCTTCTCCGATTTTGGTAAATAGTTCAGTTAATAAACCTCGTTCTGTTGGACAATTTATATATTCACAATTGGATTGAGATAATTTTTCTGTCAGTTCTGGTTTAATTTCTCTGTTCAGGCCGAATGCATAATATTTCCCTGTTTTAGTAAAATGTATGGTAACGCAGTTTACGGGATAATCTGCCTGATCCGCATGGGGGAACCTATCGGTAGCCGAGACCTCTATATCAAGAAAGCATATATTGAAATCGGATACGTTTACTGGTATATCATCCATTTTTTTGTAATGTTCTTCTAACCATCTGGTTCTAAAATCTATATCACATTCGGCAATATCATTATGTGCACCCATATTATATTGTCGAATGTCCATTTCTTCTTTACCCGTAACTATGATTTCATATAGTTCCCTACCAAATATATCTACCATTCCAGAAGGTTTTGCATCATTTTGTCCTTGGACAGGAGTGTATGAACGGTGTTTAACCCTAAACCCGTTTTTTGTGCCATCTGCATACCATATAAATATCAGGTCATTAAACCTATCATGGTGAATAGCAGTATACATTGGGCGATTTTCGGGGGAATTATCGGGCATAGAGTCTCCTGTCCTAAATATAAGAATTTTTAGACATAAAAAAGGAACATTTTATTAAAAAATGTCCCTTAATATATTGAGAATCTGTTATTATGAAATGATCATTTCCAGATTATATCAAATCCGTTAATGACGGCATCTACAAACTTAGCGTTTTCGTCGGTTTTGATGCTTTCTACGAATCCTTTAAATTTATTGATGCTTTCGGTCAAATTAACTTTATTCTGTTTTTTAGCAACTTCTTCGAATTTCTTCTTAGCATTTGCTTCTTTGACCATTTCTTTTTGAGTAGATTCAGCATTTTTGTCAACTTCTGCTTTATCAGCTGACCCAGAAGGTGTATGCTCAGAATTCGTATTTGCATCTACAAAATCTTTCTGCTTAACAGGAGCCGCAGTAAGGAACTTGTCTATAGAGTCCATACCAGCCGCTGGTTTTCCGGGATTTGCTGCTGCTTCGGTTTTACCTTTGCATTCGCATTTACCTTTACATTCGCATTTATCTTTACATGCTTCTGCACATTCCTCTTTAACACATTCTTTTTTAGCTTTAGGTACAGCTTTAAGTGCAGCTTTAGGTGCAGCTTTAGGTGCAGCTTTAGGTGCAGCTGCTTCTGGCAATGCTTCTTTGACCTCTTTAGCCAATTGGTCAAGATCCAATTCTCCGCTAATCTTACCAGCATTTTCCAAAATACTTTCTACTTCTTCTCTGCTCTCTATTAATACTTCTTCATTAACACATTGCGTTAATACATTATATGCCTGTTCGTCTACAACGCCATCAGCTATTTTTTCTGCTATTTTTGCGCCCTCAAGCAGTTTTTCCATACTAAATAAATCGTACATAATTTTCTTCCTCGTTAAATAAAAATATTAACTAAGTTTTTATTTCTATATTTAGTTTATACAATAACAAATTTATATAAACTTTTAATAACAACATTTGGAAAATACCATGAAAATAAAAGCTATTGTAGAAGAAACCCGGTTAATAAGAGACGCAAATGAAAGACTTCCCGTAAATGAACGGAATGAAGCTAAAGTTAAAGGGTTATATAGGTCAGCTGCTGCTGAAGTAGATCATGACAGAAAATTTAATCCTGAAAAATATATGTATATGTCTGATGGTGAAATGGCTGAATTAGTAAAAAACAAATTTGATGAAAAAATAGCTGATCTTCCGGGAATGACACCAGATAAAACAGAAAAGTCAGAAGATATTGAATTAGCCGAAGATGAATTTGCTGATGAAATGGGAGGAACTCCTGAAGAAATTTCTGAAGAAACTCCGCAAGATGACGGATTAGGAGACATCATGGGAGATGCAGAAGTAGACGACATCATGGGTGACATGGGAGATGCAGAATTAGACGACATCATGGGTGACATGGGAGAAACTACTGATGAAGAACCTACCGACGAAGAAGATAGTGTAGAAAATATGTTCGGGGACGAAGAAACTCCATCAGATGAGTCTGAAGATGAAGATGAAGATAGTGCTGCTGATAAGGTTAATGAAGATTAACCTAAAAGGGGATTATCGTGTTCGGTAAAATACATATCCGTATCTAATATTTTACATTTTTCGGGATCAATTATTCTAATAAATCCTTCTTTTGTTATTCCCATTATTTTATCATCAATGAATTGATCAAACTTTAATTCTTGACTATACGAATCATGGGTTGGCGTTCCATCTGCTTCGAATCCTAATGACGCATAAATTAATTTAGTTCCCTTTTCCATTACGCCTCCAACTTTTTAGTAGTTTCTACCATTCTATAATCTGTGAAAATATCATGTATATATTGGATCTTTTTTATAAATAGCTCGTTCTCGTATGAAATATATATGTTATTAGTATGAGCATACCGCTGTATTTTAATACCATCTACTTGTGTATTAGTAACCATCCATTGAAATATATCGGTATCAATTGTAATTGGTGTTTCTGCTTGCATTATGCATTCTAATAAAACAGATATTTTATATCTACCATCTAATCCAGTTTTTATTTCTGCCATCTGATCTTCTAATTTAGATATACTCGCAACCGAAATAGGAGCAGGTTTATTAACCCTGTTTACCAACGTCATAACAGCTTCGGCATTCTTAGGGTCAACTACACAAAAATCTTCAAGTTCATCATCTGATATTTTAAATCCCTCGACTTCTTTTTCTATTTTATATATAAAATTATATCCACCCGCCTCTACTATCACTGAATCATTGAATACATGAAATTTGACATTTTCTATATCTCCCGTACCCGCCATTAAATTCAAAAAATAGAATGGTATGAACACAGTAAAATCCTTGAAGAATAACTGATCTCGGTAGCTTTTAATAATCAATGAAGTTTTTAGTCCATTATAATCTGTTTGGAATGATATCTTTTTATCATTTATAACAACATTAACGCCTTCTGTTTTATGTTCAATGTTCATACGAAGAATATTAAATAATGATAAATGGTCTAATTCAAACATTGCAATCAAATCAGCATCCCTTGATGATTTAAATTCTCTTCGTGGAAATTCCATCTCATGAATCTTTAAACTCACTTCCAGTTCATCATATTCCCGTAGTTCATTATAAAAACCGGATATCACAAGATTAGGATTGCTAGTATCTGTCTCATCAAGTTTAAAAGAAATAAATTCAGTACTATCTGAAATAGAATTTTGTACAACATTATAAAGGTCATATAAATTAACAGCAATTGATTTTTCCAGTATTGGGGTTGTGTGTTTATTTAAAGGGGATATTTCTGTCCAAATAGAAACATCTGTACTGAAACGAATTATATTAATGTCTTCTTCCTCATCTGTTTCAGCGGGTTTTGTATAACATTCAATATAAATTAATTGCTTTTCGGCATCTTTTAAATTCCTCAACCCTTGTGCTAAAAAATTTAACTTTTGTTGGATATTGCTATATGCACTAATATCCATTATGGCAGGTTTCTTTACTTCTAATTCTGTACTCATTCAATCTCCTCTTCTTTATCAAGGGTTTTATTACATGTATTACAAAGAGTACGTACCCAACCACCATTTCTTTGCTTTCCGGGCTTACCGCAATATTCACATGTTTTTGCTGATTTACGTTCGGCTGCATCAACTAATTTATCCATCTCATCTGTAAAATTATTACCATAAAAACGAAGCGTACCGAATTTTTCTTTTACTTGTGATGCGGTCGCGTGATATTCTTCATATCCTTTACAGCTGCATTTAACCTTTTTATAGATTACAGGTGATATAAATTTACATAACATATTAATCCATAATTTAAATTTTTGTAAAATGCTCTTATATATCATTAATGGTTTGGATTTAGGCACTGTGAACCAATTATTCTTAAAAGGATAATACGATATTTTATGTACTGTGGTGCATGTATTATTCATAGAATAATTATGATCAGTTAGCTTACATCCACATACACATTCTTTATCAGCTATCTTAGTTTCATCCATTTGTTTCTTTATCAGGCGTTCTAATTTAGAAGACAATTTATAAATCAAATTATACCAACCATCACTATGTTCAAATCCCCAACACATACATGTATGGGACATTGGTAATTTATGTTCCGCATAGAGTAACGGAAATTCTTTATACAGCTTTTCTTCTAATTCTTTTTTCATACATATAAATATAAGTTTTTTAACCAAAGAAAAAGGGCCTTTTTCATGGCCCTTTAATATTAAATATATAGTTTTTTTATTTTTCTTTAGATTCTTTAGGTTCTTCTTCGACTTCTTCGGCTTCTCCTTCGCCTATTTCAGAAAATTCGTTTGTTTCTGATGGTAAACCCAGTTCTATCTCGGCTTCTTTTCTTTCAACCGGGGTCTCAGTTTCTTCTGGAGCAGTCTCGTCCATGAAATCTTCAAAATCTCCTTCCATTCCGGGTTCTTCTGTTGTAGGTTCTTCTTCACCACCCATAGGCTTAAAGTCATCAAACATTTCGTTATCCAATGTTTCATTTACTTCATCTTCGCCCCTAAGTTCTGGTAATTTCTGAGCAAGCCATGCGTCAAACTGATTATCATTAAGGTCTAATTTCTGTTCTATTTGTTCCAAATGTTCTTCAGTCAAATCAATTTCATCTAGTTCTGGATAAATTTTTAGAAACTTATCAACTATATCAACTGGTTTATCAACATTTCTCATGCCTGCAGTACCATTCATGATCTCATCAGATGTAAGAATAACACCTTTACCTTCTTGCATCTTTTGGCCCATAGCTTGTGAAATTAGATTTTGCATGGTATCCATAGAAGACTGTAACCAATCGGTTTTATCTCTGAATGTTAGAAATTCAGTTTCTTCTCCAGAGGGGCCACCTTCAGCATTTACATCTCCTCCTTCCTCAGCGCCGCCAAAATCCTCACCACCGCCACCACTGCCAAAATCACTACCCCCTCCACCACCGAATCCAAAATCATTATCAAACGCGTCTGAAGTTTCTGTGTCGCCGCTTGCATCCATTGAAAAATCTTCTTCACCAAAACCTCCTGCGTCTCCTGCGTCTCCTGCGTCTTCGTCTTCCGCTCCTGCTTCGTCAACAATGCCTTCGACATCACTTGTGTCATCTTCTTCTACGTCGAGTTCTTCATCATCTGCTTCTATTAACGAAAGCAGTTCATTCATAGATCTTCTATCAGATTCCCACATAGGGCCACCCACTGATATATTAGAATTAGACCCTCTATCATTAACGCTTCCCATCGGAGCTTCTGAATTGGGTTTTTCTGGGGTTTCATTATTTCCATACATATAATCATTTAGATCAGCCTGTTCGGCATTACGACTATCTGCTATAGATTCATCAATAAGATGTATGATATATTCACCAAAATTAACTGTATAAGCTTCGTCTTCTAAACCAACTTCAACTAATTTATCTTCTGATCCATCCAATTGGACTTTAACAGTGATTTTACCATTTGCGTTAGGATATAAAAGTTCAATAATTGCTGATTTATCTGCGCGGGTAGCACTAAATTTAGCATGGGTATTATCCATAACTATAGGCTGTAAATTTAATCTGAAAGCATTTGGTTGTCTTTTACCAGTCATTTCTGCTTCTACCAAAAACCGTTGTGATAAATCACTAATCGATGTTCGAGTGGGCTTCCATTCGGATTCTAATTTACTTTTTAACATGACCTTGCTAATATCAGAAAGAGCAGAAATAATTTCTGTATTTTTATCTGTTTTTTTGGTGGTCATGCCCTTCATCTCTTTCACAAGAACATCTTTATTCGCAAGATTTGTGACTTTTTTAGGACCAATATCTTTTTGAATTGATTTGAAGGCTTCTAATAATTCGGTTTTTTTCATGTTTTTAACCCACTTAAATGAAACTATATACACTAATTTATATATAGTTTATATACATCTAGTTTTGATGAAATTATTATCTGACTATTTTGAGCATATTTGCTGAAGCTGCGTGTGCAGAATTTTCTTGGGTTCCAATAAATACGTTTACTGGTTCTTTCGGCACATCTGCTATATTATCAGCTTTTTTCATAGATTTAGTCTTTTTCTGTTCAATAAAATCCATAACACCAAAACATTTAACGGCCATTATATCACCCTTTGCTCTTTTCATTACTCTTAATTCTACTTCAAAATCACACCCAAAATAGGACATATACCTAAATATTTTATTAGGGAATAATTTAAACGGATGATTATTATCCTGTTCATGTGCAGTAGTGCTATAACTATCAAATACTTTTGCCTTAGTTTCGTCAATTACCTTAGTTACTTGATGATTTTGTATATTTGACATATACATGGTTATTTTATCATTCGCAACTGATAAACCAAATGAATTTGATTTTCCCATCAGCTGTATATCAGTTACAATACGTTTAAGGTCATCCACGTCTAGATAGAATTTACCCACCAAGTCCATAGGATCCTTATCCCTTGATATTGGAACTTTCTTATCGTAATCCCTTCTAAATGCAGCTAATTGGGCAACAGGCATTCTATACGTTGCGTGTTCCCCTTCAAACTTAAACGAGCTTATCTTTTCTCTTTTAGTAGTCAATTCCTCTATCAGGCTTATTTTTGTTTCTTTTTCCGGGTATCCGATTGCATTTGAGTAATTAATAAATTCGCTTAGATTAGTTATTCCTATTTCATCTGGGGCGAAATTTATATTTTTTTCGGTAGTGATTGTGTGTACCAAAGTGTCTAAAGCCATAGCCGAATGTAGGTATAGACCATCTTTTTTGAATATTAAAGCATGTCGCCTATTGGGTAGATCGGCAACAATTTTAAGCATATTATTCAATACTTCCATATATTCTGGTGTAAATTTTATATCAGCGTTCATAGAAATTCTCCAAACAAAAAATGACAGGGAAATAAATCCCTGTCATAAATATAAGAATTATTTAGTATAAAATCTAATTTATGGTCTTCTATTTTTTTCGGGGGTTTCAGAGTTTTCTTCCTTGCGATACTCAGGAACATATTTTGTGGTATCTTTTTGTACTATGTCGTTTCTATGTTCATGATATTCTGGGTATTTTTCCCATATTTCCCTAGCATTTAAAATCTCGTCGTCTGAAATATACGCAAGGCTTTTTTTCTCTTTAACCTTCTTAAGTTTTTCTGGGTTATATTTTTTAACATGCATAAGATTTCCGTACTCTATCATATCTATATTTAACTTATCTATGGCATAGTAAGTCACTGCGCGTTCTAATTTAGCTCTCATATCTTCTTTATTAGCCGTCTCCGCTCTCTCTTTTGTGACTTCTGGTCTTATAAAAGGATTTGGTTCATCTATATCTTCTGGAGGATTTGGTATGAAACTACCAGACTGACTGCCATCAGAATTATGTATCACTGTTGTCTTTCCGGCAGGTTTCTTTTTACCAAATTTATCTTTAAGATAATCGCCTACTCTACTCTCAACAATATAATGATTTTGATGGGGATATCCAAATTCAGCCCCTTTATTAAAATCTTCTATTCCATCATCTGTAGGGGTGGCTATATTATTAGTTCCTAATTGAGAATCAACCTCCTGTCCCTCGGTCAATGCTTGAACCTCATCGGCTAATTTCTTTGTTTTATCTAATCTAAACATGTTATATCCTTAACTATTTATTATAGTTTATATATATCATTTAAAATCATCATTAGGATATAAAGAAGCTGGTAATAAAGGTTGCCATTTAGATGCAAAATATGATTGATCATGCCTAAAATCAGGGTCATCCTTCATATCATGTATGTTTTCATACTGACCTGTTAATGTTTTTACTTGACCAGCTTTCAATCCACGTTTTAAGCATTCCATTGAAATATCAGCCATATAATGAAAAAAACCTTTTTTTATGTTTTTAGCCATATCGGTAAAATCTATAGTCATAAATGTTTCACCACGCACTGCAATGAAAGGGCCGTGTGCTATAATTATACGAGATTTAGGTCTATCTTTAAATTTACTACCGACAATGAAATCCCAATCAATATTATTAATATTACCTTGCATATAACACCCTCTAAGATATTTTTGTTCGGCTACGTTATCAACTTGATACCATTTACCAGAAGCTCTGATTCGTTCAAATCCATAAGCTCCTGCTACATGTGTATTAGGTTTTAATTCTTCTAATCTTGTTAATAAATATCTATCACTAATTATAGATGTATCATTACTGATAACTATCCATTGAGGTGCATTATTTGGGTTCTCTCCTCTCGATGCTTTTATCTTTTCTTTAACAGTTATCAGATGATCAAACGCATTAAGTGTGCATTTCTTTCCAAAATAATCCCTGCCCATTAAAAGGCGCGGAGCTATATCAGCACCGTCTTTATATATTTCAGACCCTTCATTAGATAACACAACATGTATTCCACGTCTACTGAGACTATCATCGGCTAAAAATTCATGCGAGCGTGTAGGAAATTGGCTTTGTTTTGAGCGCCGAACTCCCGCGTCTTTTTTAATTTTATTAACTTCTTTGCGATTCTTTGATGCTCTCGTCTTTATTTCCTTGATTCTCTTTTCCTTTTCTTTCGCTACTGTTTGAGAAGCCTCTATAATAGCATCCGAAATAATACCATCACCTTCAAAAAAATCATTTTCAATTTGCTCCGGGCCTAACTGGTCTTTTTGTAAATGTTCTTCCAATTTTTTTGAAATTGCTGCGGATTCTTCTAATGAAGGATTACCTTTTCTCAATGCTGACTGTACGTCTTTATCCATAATTTATCCCCAATTTAGTTTTAATTCTTTGGTTTTCCTTTTTTCTCTAGCGTCGCTAAAAGCTTTTTTAAACTTTTCTTTCCTCATCTTTTCCCGATTGCCGTATAACATTTTTATCTTCATGTCTCCGCCACCGGGTGGTTCGATGTATTTCTTTAAACTATTATATGTTATATAGCCTTCATTGTCTATATCTGCTACATCAGTATAAAGCACTAAATCATTTATATCATCAATAGTTCTTAACTGGCCATCATCTTTAAACATATATTTTTCTAATGGCGTGATCGTACTCCAATTAAACCAATTAAAGCCTAAGTCAATGGTATATTTCATTTCATTGTATCCAGCATCATCGTTATCCCATATAAATGTTCCATTATGCGCATTTTCTGTTAGATGAGGATATTTTTGTAAAAAACCTTTTAAGTGTTTTGTTCCACCAAATGCTCCTGAATTTTTTATAAATGTGGAATTAATAGAACCTTCTAATAGAAAAAATGGCTTTGATATATCTAACCATTCAATGTTATATAATTCACGATCAACGTCTTCCAAATTTCTATATCGAAGAAAACTATCATCCAATGCCCTAGCATCAAACTGAACCCATTTCTTACCAAATATATAATAAGGAATTATTAACCTATTACGATATTCATTGCCTTTAGGGAATCCTTTATCATTAAGTACAAGACCCCCACCTTCTTTACGGGTAAGAAATTGCTCCCCCTCTATACATACAAACCATTTAGAATATGCACCCTTTCTAATTTGCCTTTCCTTACAATATGTAAGTGCTTTTCTAGCCATTGGATGTGAATCATATATGCTTAATAACTCACCTTTTTTAAATTGATAAATTTCATTTGCTTTGTATGTTTTCTGTGCTTCTGTTTTTATTTCTCTTTGCTCTGTTCTATATTTCTTATTTTTGAACTCATAAAAAATAATACTTTTAAATTTAGAAGGGTGGTATTCCTTAAGAAAATTTAAAAAACTCATACTCCCACATTCATTATGACATAAATAAACCCATTTACCATCATCGTGTAAAACATATCCCCGCTTCTTATTTTTGTTAGTCTTCGAATCGCCGCATATAGGACATCGAAAATTATAGCCACCAGAAATTGTTCTAAGTCCTTCTCCACCTAACGTACTTTGAACTGCTTCGTGTAAAACATGGTCAGGTATTCTATCAGTATTAAAATTTTTCATTTTAAAAAAAGGGGAGAGTGTGAACGCCCACACTCTCCCAACTCTTAATCATTAAAGTTAAATGTTAAAATGGCAGGTCATCATCATCGTCATTAGTAGCAGCTGGAGCAGCGTCTGCTACTTTTGATTTATCTGTCTTCTCTGGTTCCTCTTTTATGCTTTGGTTAAGTGGGGGTGCATCACCCGGATCATCCCCAGTTGAATCATCTGTTGCATAGAACTTCTTTGCATTTCCTTCATCGGGTCTTGGTGTTAATGCTGGTCGAGTACCTGAACTTTTATCATCTACTATGGGACGGGCACCCGCTTCTATAGCTTTTTCGTTGTATTCATTCAACTTTAAAATCATTTCTTCAACACTAGGTACATCATCAGTGAATTCCTTCAAAGACATTGTTTTTTCCAATACAGCCATTATTTCTTCGGTTGTAGCCGGAACAATCATTTCATCATTTTCTGGATTTCCGCCCTTAGGATACCATCCTAACACACTGTTTTCTTCATCCCAATAAGATTGATTATAAGATACCATGATGGGATTATCTGATGGTGCTTCAATGATAAGAATACGATTTCGTCCTTGTGTAGGATGAAAAGGAATAAAAAATTCAACTTTCTCTTGGACCTCTTTTTTCTTAAAACCTTTTTTCTCCGGTTCACCTGCATCATTAGATGTATCACCAGCCCTGAGAGGGGCTAATAATTTAGCATTAATGGGTAATGTATGCTCCCAAAGTCTAACTTCTCCGTTTAAATCTGGATTATTCAAATCAGCACAAATAAGAACATTACCAATAGCAGTTTTTTTAGCTATACGGTCTTTTGCAATCTCCAACATCACTTTGTCGTTAGAATCCTTGGCTTTTCTCCATACAGCCCAGTTAGCATCACATATAGGACATTTTTCATTAGGGCCTAATGTCTTTCTGCACTTGATATAAAGAAATAATCCACTCTTCTCTTCTTTAATATAGTGCATGTGTTGCTCTTGTGAGAAAGGCAGTGATTTGTCCTGAATCCATCCCTTTTGAGGTAGAAGGCGAATCATCGTTTGATAACTACCAATGTAGTAATCGCCTTTCTTTGATAATCGGGGTTTATAAAATCTGGGGTCTTCTTTTCTTTTTTTCTTCGAGGCCATTTCTTTGTTAACGGCCTGTTGCTGTTCCATATCTACAGCAAATACATCTTCATCGATACCTGTGGATTTGTTAGTCATTTTATTTCTCCTTTTTTCCTTTTTATTTAATAAAAATAATCACAGTAATAAATGTAAGTTTTTTTTATAAAGGTAACCTAATTTATTTTAATAATTTTTGATCTGATGATTTGTGGGCAATTAGAACAAACCTAAAATTCTCAATAACCGATGGAATGTCTATTTCTGGCTCATATTCATCATCTTGATGATATTCCTTTAATTTGGAACGAGCTTCCTTCTCTATATCTTCATCAATCTGATCTTGAAGGTCTTTGGTAAGGTTTTCTACTATCGTTATGTCAATGAAATTAGCCTCTGACTCATCCCCACGATCCTTAAGCGATGCTTCATCATCTCCTGTGTCTAAGCCTGTCTGGTCATCTTTATTATAATCCACGGTGTTATTCTTATATTCCTTCGCACCGTTATCCAGAGTATCCCTCATCTCATCTGAAAGGTCTTCTACCTTTGCTTCCCCTATTAGCTTAGATTCCGTATTATATTCCTTTGCTGCCATAATATAATCTTTACCAATAAGAGGGTTTTTTCTTTCCTGTAGATCACGCACCCATTTCTTAAAATAAAGAGATTTATTTCCATTTAATGCAGCAATAGAACCGCCAGTATCTCTAACAATAGGAGGGAGTGCATCGGATTCTTTTTTATGCTCCAGAACTACACTATCCTTAACCTTTTTTACTTCGTCTCTATCTCTTTTTTGGCGGGACATATTTTCTTCTTTTTTTTAGGTATATATTTAATATTATATTCTTCATGCATTTCATCAGATACTATTTTTCTATTATCATTATCTAATACATTATCAGTAAGCCACTGCATATCAAAATAATTCTGTAGAGAAAGAATAATATGAAACATTTTTATATCTTCTTCAATATGATTTGTATATACTGTTTTAAGTACATAATTAAATTTTTCTGATATCTTCTTAAATTTATGTTCTGGAATATGTAATGATTCTTGAACGTCGCCATCAAAACGCTTCTCCATCAATAGAGAATTAATTTCATCAACGTAATTACTTCTAAATCCCATTATGTATTATCCGAATTAGATTCATCTTTTCTTTTGCGTACAGTATCTAAGAAGTTTCCCTTTTTAAAAGTACTGTCCTCTGTGTCTAATATAGAGTTTTTTATATCAACTTCTTCGGTTTTTACGCAATTTTCTTTATTTTTATTCTTTTCGCGCTCTTTTTTGATAACATCCTGTTTTATTTTGTTAAATCTATTCGCTTCTTCTTCTTTTTTTTCGGCATCTACTGTAGCTTTATCCTTTACAACTTCTTCGCCTATTTTTTCATTAGGGTTTCTATTAAAATTAGCAATTTGTACAGTTTCATTTACTTGAGCTTCACTATATTGTTTTCTCATTTCATTAGACGCAGACCGTACTCTCATGTGCATGGTATCACATTCTGTTAAGAATGTTATCATTTTTGGTCCAAATCTGTTTTTGATAATAGTATGTAAAAACATACCATATTTCTCCAGATAAGGATCTGTTGTAATAGTAACAATAAAATCGGCAGTATCATTTAACCCAGCACTCCCGGCTGTATTTTTCATATCAGCATTTGTGTTGCTGTAACCATCTCTATTCAATTGAGATGGTGTAACAATCGGAATTTTATGTTTGCGAGATAAATCACGTAATTGTTCAGCTATTTCTTTACCAAATGAATATAACGAACCATTTCTGTTATTTATAGAACCCTTGCGGATAATTGGTTTCATTATTTGAATATAATCTATAAAGCATATATCAATAGTTATGCCTTCTGATAACTTAATTTCATTAATCAAATTTTCAATATCTAAGGCCGTAGTGGTAGAGTCCAATTCGCGTACAAATAATTCGCCTTGTTTAGGATTATTTCCTATTTTATGTTCTCTCAATAATTTTTTAATATCCCCACCACTCTCGCCTCGTATTTTATTCAAGGGTATATCTGTTACATTTACTGTGATGCGTTCCCATATAAGGGCTTCCTCCATTTCCAATGTAACATATAGAACATTATATCCATTTTGGAACGAGAACGCAGCTTCGTTACAAAGCAGTATAGTTTTACCTACATTAGGCATTCCCATAAAAACAGATAGCCCCCGATACCATCCGCCTACTCCTTCTCCTTGCATTGTCCATGTTCTAATATCACTCAAAGCAGATGGGATGGGCTTATGTGTATCATTTAATCGTCTCAGCGCTTCATCAACATCTTCTACTAGATTTAACCCTATATCCATGTAGAGAGAGAAATTCACGGCTTCCTGTAGATCCAAAATTAACGAAGATATATTAGCAAAATCCTTATCATGAATGGCTTCAGCGGCATTGCCTAAAATATTTTCGGTCTTTTTTTCTCTGAAATAATTCTCTATTACATCAATAACAATATTTCGTTCTATTGTCTTAATTCTTAAGTTCATTATTTTGGTAAGTCTAATTTTCTCAGCTGAGTTATCTGGTAATGCTAATGATAATTCTTCTGCTTGTGGAAACTTACCATATTTATTATAGCCTTTTGTTATTGCCGTGCATAAAGATTTATGTATATCATCTTCAAATAAATCGGGGTCTAAATGCTTTAGTAATTTATTTTGAATTACAGGATCATCAAACATTCTACGAATGATAATTTCTTCCCTAGATATACTTTGAAATACGACCGGAGTTGGTTGTGATTTAACTAACTGAGGCTGGTCTGATTGAGGCTGGTCTGATTGAGTACTTTGAATATTATCTAATTCTGATGATATTCCTATTTGGGTACTTGCAGGCCCAGCATTTTTTGGTTTACTTTTTCTAAAATCCATTGTGTGTTATATCCAATATATATTATATAAGTCCTATCAGTCCTATACATGACCAAAAAATTATTTAGTTTTTTTGAAACTTTTTTTAACAGTAACTTTTTCGTCGGATTTTACATCAACGGCTTCTTCGGATTTTTCGTTTTTTTCCTCAGCGGCTTGTTCGGGTTTTTCATCAGCTAATTCTGTGGATTTTTCCTCGGACTCTTCATTTACTTCGGCAATATCCTCTTCCCAGTCATCATAATCAAAGTCAACAGGATCGGTAAGTTTAAAATTATTACCAACCCATTCATTAATTTCATCAAAGATTGTTCCGATAGTACTTTTCTTATGTAGTTCAGTATCTTTGCATACAATCCAATCTTTAGGTTCTTTTTTAGGGTCTTTAATTACCCAGATATCTTTAGGTTTCTTGAAAGTCTTCCCGCCATCAGACGATTCTTTTAATCTATCTGGGATAATAATACCTTGTTTCTCTTCTGTTTTAGTTCCTCTATGTAGTACTAAAAGACCAGCATTTTCAGCAAATGTATGTAATCCATACCACCTATTCAGTCCCTTTTCAAAATTAAGATAAATAGGGGCTTCTATTCCATCAATACAAGTCCTGCTTTTTACAAGTTTTGCATTTAACAAAGTACCTTTTCTAATAGAACCTTCTTTGTACTGTCTTTTAGTAAGAAGAACTATATTAGATGACCCGTACAATCCCCCCTGACCGCCAGATACTACTGTCTTTTTTATGAAGGGAGTGATATTATCTTTATAAATATGAGCTATGACAACAAGAGGAATCTTTAATACAGCCATTCGCGTAACAACTGTTTTATACATTTTTTTGAGTTCTTTCTGAAACGTTAAATCTGCCTTTTCCTTCCCTTCGTTTAAGTCAGATCTGCTTTTATTGGTATCCAACTGCCCCTGAGAATCTAGAATAAATGCACATTTAAGTTCATTCTCTATTCCAGTACCTTGCTTTGCTTCAATCTGATTTATTATAGAATTCATAGTGCTTTTTACGTTTTCTACTATATCTTCTGGTATTATTTTAAACTGCCCGCGTTTCAAACCATATTTCATGATATTTTCATCACCGACACTTCCTTCAGCATCTATGTAATAGGTAAAATATCCTTCTTGTGCTGCGGGTCTTGCAAGACCATATCCAGCGAGAAATGATTTACCCACTGATTCTCCGCCAGCAAGCATAGTAACTCGATTATTTGGCATGCCCTTATTCATATCCCCTGATAAGATAGCATTAAATGCATAGGAACCAGTGTCAAACCATTGACTAGTAGATAAGTCTACTTCACCATCTGCGTATTTATTCCCAGTTTTTATGCTGCTAAAAAAATCTAAAGATGTTTCTTTACTCTTGGCCATATCATATTCCTTTTTAAAGTATGTATGATATAAATGTAAGATTTTTTAGGGTAGGTTACTAATTTTTTTAGGATAATAAATTAAATCCCCCACGAAGACTTTTTAGTGCACTATCCGACTTTAACATCAAAGGGATAACAAACACGGTGGTTTTCTTATATTTAGCGGTAAAATATATCATTTTCTGGTTTAATAACTGTATCGGTTTGGTGTTCAATAATATGTATGGCATTGATGGTCGTATCCTACTTTTATCAGATTTATATATCTGGTTATTTATCAGAAAATCCATTACTATATTACCTTTATGTGTACCAAACACCTTCAACGTTATTCTGTTATTTCCTTTGTCAAAATGTACATTACAATCTCCCCTTTTCCCTGTTAAACTGAGAAGATTTTCCCTATCTGGGGTTTTCATAAAATTCAAATAGGTAAGAATATTAGCATATCCTGTAAGTAAATGCCTTTTACTGTGAAATAAGGTCACTGTGTCAGCATATTTACGTATTAAAGGCATTATCATTCTGGAATTATTCATCCTCATTTTATGCATAAAATCATGCATTACTGGTGTCATTTTTTTTGCTTCATCGCTTTCAAAAATTATTATATTTCCTTTAGTATTCTTAATTGATGATTCTGATTCTTTGATGAACTCACCGCTGAATAATTTAGACTCAATATTGATGATATACTTATTCCCGAAATGTTTAAGATTTCTAACTATGATATCTATATTATCGTTATTATAGTCAAAGAAAAAAGAATCGTTGATAACGTGAGTAACCCCTCCATTATCTCTATTATCTTTTATCTCAATAGATTGTAATGATGCATTTCCTCCATACGGAGAATAAGTTCCAAATTGATTGATTATTACATCTTTTTTGGGTTGGAAATTAGATTCTAAAAATCCCAATTCTTTGGCTATGTTATTAAAATCTGCTTTTCTATCAGGTGTATAAATTATTTTTAATCTATTACTGACATCTTGAATAACCATGATTACATATTCTCATTTTGTACTTGTCCTAATGTAACCCCGACTTCTTTTACTTCCCCGGTAGGTACTTGTATGGCAAATATAATATCTATTTTATTATTATCTGGGTCAACAGAAACAATAGATTCTGATCTTATAAGAGTAATACGTTTTTCGTAGGTATTTATCAACCTTTCGGCTTCATTTAATATTTCACTTGTTAAATAATCTGTATCTGATGATATCAACTGAAAGGGAATTCTAGGAATGGATGAACCGAAATCAGGTTCCCACATTCTATCCAAAGGACTAGTCAATATTAATGATAGAAAATTCTGAATCATGCTATTTTCATCCACAATTTCCACAAAATTACTATATGAAAAATCCCGATTATAGCTTGCGTCTGGACTTGGATCTGTATATAATGTTTTAACTCTATTATTTATATATCCTTTATGATATAGAGCTGGTGTTTTTATATTATCAGGAAATGCGTCGTCGTCATATTGTATGTCAAACTCTTCTGAGCTGGTTGCACTTTGATCATCCGTATCTACATCTAAAAATGTCTCTACTACCACATATCCATCGTCTGCTAACAGAGGAACTATAACATCTAAACTGGTACCATTAATATTACCAGATAATATATTAGCGACAACACCATTAAATGTAACTACGTTTTTATTATGTGGTATATTAAATATCTGATTGTAGGTGGCAGTTCCTCCAGTAGCATTTCCTAATGAACCAGTTAATGCATATGTAAATGTCGTTGAACTAATTATAGAAACTACAGTAAAAGTACCATGATATCCACTTTCGGTTGTCCCTGCTATTATAACTGGTCTACCTACTATAATCCCATGATTTGAACTTGTTGTAACGGTTACTATATTACTTACATGAGTAAGGGTAGATATAACAATAACTGATTGTGTATCTTGACTTCCCGTTATAGTAATAGATTCGCCGATTTTAGCAGCGTATGATGATAATGTAATTGATAAAGCCATATTAAACTACTTTAATTATAGTTTATAATAACATTTCATATTTTTCAGACTGAATTTTATACTTTTCACTTGATTGATACGCTACATCAAGCCATTCGCCCGTTTTAAGTAGTTCCATGGTCTTATCTACCATTTTTAGATATTCTGATTCTACTATGGCATCTCCAAAATAGTTTATTGGACTTTTTTCACTTAAAACACATCTCCCATTGATAACAGGATAATATATACGAGGTTGTTCTTGTCTTCCGTGATCCCTAGACCTGATATTAACAATGATCTTAGACCTTTTTATGTATTCATCTAGATCTTGTTCCCAAACACCATATAAATCAAAAACTTTAAATTTTCCAGCCATTATATGTTGTAACTGAATAAGATATCGTGCTCTTCTTTCGTGTATATATCCATAAAATAAAACATCTATATCACATTCATGTTCTTTAACAACTGGTATTGTTTCGAGTGCTTTAGTGTACATTAAGGGTAAGAATTTATCAACTTTTAGCTTATAATTGGTCTGTATCCACTTTATGTTTCCTTGGTCATAATCCCATATTTCATCAGCAGATTTTAATACTTCATAACAACCTTTATTTACCCACGGGGAGTCCTTAGCCAATTGTTCAAGTTGATATATTACAATTTTGAAACCGGGGTATTTCTGCCTAAGAAAATCTAAAGAAGGTAATACGTTATAACCTAGTACAACAAGCGTCTTGTCATATTCCGGTCTATTTCCAAAATGTTCAAGTAACGTGATTTCGATATGATCGAATACATGATTAAACTTGTATATTTTCATGTCTTAAATTCTCAAAGAACCCATTCTTTTCATCATCGCTTAATTCACCATTAACTGAACGTAATTTCCATTCGGCATAATTTATATTTTCATCAGTTGGATGGAAGCATTTAATTTCTTCTACATATGCCATAAGAAAATTCATATTGTTAGAATCAATAGCATAAGAACCATCATCAGAACCGTATATGTTAGATGCCCGGTATCCTCCTATGTGTTTCCACATATGCTTGGATGCCATTAATATCCCACCAGCAACTCCTTGATTGGTTCGAGTGGTTACTAATGTATAATCATCTAGTTTCAACGATACCTTTCCGAGTTTATTTACTTGATGTACTGAATGACCTTCTTGATTAGCACATAATGCGGCAAGCGGTCTACCATCCTCTATTTTCTTCATATATTTATTATGTACGTGTACCAATTTTAATAACCAATCTGGATCCGTGATTTGAATATCAGAATCCATACTTACTAAGAAATCAAACACATGTTCATTTTTCTTAGCCATTGCATTAATGATTTTTGGTTTTCCGAAATTAACATTAGGATCAAATACATCTATATAAGTGAATTTCTTTCCTTTAAATTGCATACTATTATTAATCACATAATCTTTAAGGAAATCTCTAAATTTCTTATTAGCTCCATTTATACCTACAGACAGAAATACTTCTAAAAATTTAAAATTTGACTTTAATAAAGATTCTAAAGATTTAATTACTAAATCTTCCCTAAAATAAACCGGGATAAATATACCTATTCTATACATCCTGATCACCAAATACCTTTTGTTCTCCTAATGGTCTCTTATCTTCTACTGGTAATATATCGTGGTCATAATAATCATTGGCAAATGGATTTTCTTCAATAGATGGAACTGACCCATCTTCAGAACTAATACTTGCTTCTATTTGAGTTCTGAATTTTTCTATTTGATAGTTTAAAAATTCCATTGATACATGAATTATATCATCATCTTCAGGGGAAATTTCATCAATTTCTAATAATCTCTTTTCAAACAAACTAATTGCGTTTTCTTTTGGTATATCATCATTAATTGTAAAGGCTTCAAATAATTCACCTTTCATATTAAAAATACTTCCTAAATAATGTATGTTTGGTAGATTGTTAAATTTACCTATTAATGAATCTTGTACTTCTAATTCTCCGCTATCTCCGCCATTTACTTGTAATGTTTCATTTAAAAATAAAGCTAAAGCAACTGGCGACCATAAAAACATTATAGTATACGGATATACCAATACATACATTTTTTCAGTTATGACTTTATAATCATCATATCTACAAAACGCAAAACTATATATCTCATTTCTATTTTTATTTTTACTATCAACGGAAATCTGCATGATTTCCTCTTTAAATATCTTAATAGTTTCTTCTATAGAATTATGAAATACACAAGTTATTTCTCGACGAACACCCATTTATATTAACTTTCTAAAGTATTTAAAAGTTTTTTGTAACATTTCATTATTTTTTACTTTATCATAGTCAAACATAGAAATGTATTTCTTCATAGACTCAATTACGGGAGAAGGAAAATCATTATATTCAACTGTATATTCACAGTCAGTACATGAAAATTCCAGTGTTTTCGAATCAATAACAACTCCATATTTTTTAAATTCTTCAGGAGTTATTTCAATTTGAGCAAAGAATTTATCAATTACACTTCTAAGCTTCATTGTGCATATAAGCCTGCGGGCGTACATACTAATAAAATACCGATCTTCTAAATTTAATTTTATTCCCATTTTATGTCCTTATTTAAAGATGTATTACTATAATATATATTTTTAAATTACAATAATGTTCTCAATTTCACGCAATTCCTCAAATAATTGTTTCTGTCTTTTATCTAAATTAGTAGGAATTGTTAATTTAAGGGTAACTATCAAATCATTCTCTTCTATTAGTCCCTTACCTTTTACGTTACACCACATATGAGGGCTATGACCAGCTGGAATTTTTATATCGACCTTATTACCATCTAACGTAGGTACTTTAGCAACAGCCCCTAATACCAAATCTGTTATACTTACTTCTATTTCAGTGTATAAATCATTTTCTTTTCGTTTAAATGTTTTATGAGGTAATTCATTAATGGTAATATTAAGGTTTCCATTAGGGCCATTTAGCTTCCCTGCATCACCCTCGCCATTTATTATAATAAAATTATTACTATTTATTAGTGGTGGTATTTTAACCCTAATGGTACCTTCTTCTTTTATCCTACTTTCACCCTTACAATAAACACAAGGATCTTTTATTTCTACCCCGCTACCGTAACATTTTCGACATGTTTCTACTGATATGGACTGACCAAACATAGAATTGTGTTGAAGAACTCTAATAGAACCCATACCGCTACATTGTGAACATGGCTGATTGGTTCTAGCTCCCGTTCCATCACAAACCGGACATCGTTTCCATTTATTAATTTTTATGGTCTTTTTACATCCAGAATAAATCTCTTCCAACGTCAAATCTAAAACCGCTTTTAAATCATTACCCTTTGGTGGTTCTGGTCTTATATGTGTGTTAAAATGAGTAGCTTTGGATTTAGTTTGTCGCTGACCAAACGCTTGTCCCCATCTATTAAAATCAAAAGAAAATGACATCTTAGAATCATATGCCTTTCTCTTCTTCTCATCAGATAGAGTTTCATACGCTTCGCTTACGGCTTTAAATTTCTGCTCTGATTCCTCATTACCAGCGTTTTTATCTGGATGATATTTTCTGGC